CATCAGCATCGAAGTTCTTAGACTTGTGATCATAGAATTGGAATGTCATGATTTCCTGAAGACGAGCATCTCTCGCCATAGTTTTCTCTGCAAATATGAATGCGCCACCTGAGTTCAGACCGTGATAGATTTTCTTTACTAAGTCACGTCGTGAACGCGGCGGCATGAACTGTAGAGTGAACAGAGAAGTAATAAGAGAACAATTCGCGAATGATGCATTACGCACGTCCATGTTATGAAAGTCTACATCACCCAGACCCTCATTATCAATCTGCTTGTGACGAGCATTCATATCATCAACAAATCCGGATGCGTACTCAATACCAGAGTAATGTGCTAGAGGTGCGAATCGATTGTTCTGTTTCATCATTTCGTAGATAGTCTTACCCGTCGAACAACCGATGTCGACAACGTCGGTTAGATCCTCGACGAAGTATTCCGACAATCTGACAATATCTGAATGTAGATTATTGTAACCACGAATCGAGTTTTCGATGTGATTATCGAATCCTTCCTCACGGTGGGCGAAACTAAAATCTGGTTTGTGGTAATTCTCTCTATCTTTCATTGTACACCTTCAATACGTTCTCATAGACTGACTCAGCAATCTGTTTCATCATCAATGGTGGAACCATACGACCGATACGCTCTGCCTTCTGATTCCATTTACCCGTCAGTTTAAAGTCATCGGGAAGTGACATTATACGCTTTAATTCCCCTAGTGTCAACTTGCGAGACTCAGACCAGTGAAATGCACCAGCGGTTGTATCCCCGTTACCCATTGCAGTCAATGTAGGTGCAGGCGCCTCTAGAGACACACGCTTGAGATTGAAGTGATGACCCTTGGGATGATAATCACCACCAGTCAAAACTTTATCGGGAAACTTAGGCATTAGAGATCCAGTGTCTTTCCAGTACGCGGTTCTCTCAAACTTCTCCGTCAGATACTTAACTTCTTCTTCGTCATACTCCAGACCGACCAAAGCATCTTTGAGTGGTATGGCAGTTCTTGCTGGTTCTGGAAACAAGTGATTCATGGTCAAGAAGTTTAGTCCCACTTCATCCGCAACGTCTTGGCGTACTGCAATAAAAATGACACGGGTACGCGTCTGTGATACTCCATAATAACGAGAATCCATGACTTCGGATACCACTTCATACCCAATGTTCTCGAACTCATTGAGGATACGATTGTAGTACTCTTTTGCCTCACCGATCGTGAGACCTTTAACATTCTCTGCAACGATGACTTTGGGTTGAATCTCGTTTGCCACACGTAGGAACTCAAAGAACAGATCTTCGATGTTCTCTACAATCTTACCATCGCTGTAGGACTTAGTCTGTCCCCACCCGTCAGAGTGTTTACCGTCAGATGAATGAGACAGTTTACCCGCGACAGAGAATGCAGAGCATGGAGGCGAACCGTCGAGGATATCCAACTCGCCCTTCTCCAGACCAACAAGGTCCAGAAAGTCTTGACCTGTTAGTTCTTTGATGTCGTTCGGGACGATAGGTGTGTCGGGATAGTTTTCTTTGTAGGTGACTCGTGCCTCTTCTACAAACTCATTGATGGCGAGAATGTCCGCACCCGCAAGGCGGTAACCTGTGGAAGATCCACCGCCCCCCGCGAACGTAGAAACGACTTTGAACTTTTTCTGGGATGCCGCGTCATAGACATCTTGTAAATTGTACGGGTTATAACTCATAATATACCTTCATTTATTAACAGACATTATACAGTATATAGCATTGTCTGTCAAGTGATAAAATCAGATAGGTCGGACACAAAGGTTTGTTGATAGTGATCGCGACATAGGTCCATGACCCTGTTCCGACGTTTCCAGTTGATCTCAGTATCGAGCAACAATGACTCGAACAGTTTGTCTATTTGAGAACCCAACTGTAAATTGATGTGAGGCTTTACATTACCAAAGAGTTTTTCGATCTCGTACTCTTCGCGTATGATGTTCTTCTGGTGTGGCGTGTTCAGTTCTTGCCATGAGAACTGCATAAGATAGTCACGGACTCGTTGGTCACCCCACGGGGCAACATGGATCTTACCGTGCATCTCCGCAACTTTGTTGTGGGTCGCAATACCAGCACAGTGTCCATTGAGATACGCTTCACGGAACTCATTCCAGTTGACGCGTTTGTCTCCACTTTCTTTACACCACTTCACATAGTTACGCTTCTTTTTAAAAGAAGAGTACCGTTGGGTTGCTTTACGAGACGCACCAAAGAATGCATCTGCGACCCATCCAGTGACCGAATACTTTTCGACCATGGCGTCATAAACATAAAGAAAAGGATATGCGGCTGCCTCGAACTCAGACTTTTTACGACAACCTAGTTCGACCAGTCGTTGGAAGTCTTGTTTAATGTTGGCGGTTGGTATAATGACCGGAGTGAATTCCCACCCCATAATATCTGCTACGTCACGTGCCTTGATAAAATCATAGGACTCATGACTATCCAGAGTGAAACTATATGCGTGGACCTTGCGTCCAGCATCCTGAGCACTGATACCTACAGATATGGAATCGACACCGCCGGACAGTAGAAGTCCGACAGTGCCGTGGTTGACATGAGTGTCAATGTGGTCAGTAATAAAGTCTCGTATCATGCAGCTTTATTTAGAAGAGATGCCTTGTACTCATTCAAGTCCATAGAACCCATCTCCTTATTGTATACAGCACGAACCATTGCAAGGTTACTGTATACAGTAAGACCGCCGTTAGTGTGTGCGACTATGTGTGCAGCATGTGCGTCTTGCATATTTAACTTTCGACCATCAATAGCACACTTGAAGTTTTGCTCAGACAACTTTGCTTCACGATCTACAATAGAGAAGTTTCGACGAGGGTCCCTGATAGTAATCAAGGACTCTAGGTCAGGCATCTCTCGTATTAGATATGTGATTGCCCTTGTCACCTTCTTAGTATCCCAAGGTGCAGCAATGTACTTTGTATACATCGTAGGAACGTTGTAACCAGAATTGCCGGGTACTAGTTCTTTCTTAAACGGACCTTCTTGGTTTTTCAGTGCTTGGTTTGCTCGATTATATGCAAGGAAAAAATCTTCATAGTCATCAATACGGAAATTGTCGTAAGTGTCTTGAAGGTAGAAGTACAAGTAAGACAAAACCTTAGCATCATGCTGACTCAAACCCTTTCCGTTAAAGCGAGGCTTTCTATATACAGCAATCTTGCGTAAGAACTCGCAGTGGTCGTAGACATTATCAGCAATCTTAGAGATCGCTTTATTGTCAATATCACTATCCTCGTACATATCCTTTAACTCTTTATCGTGAGAACCACCCAGCAGTCCAGTTGGGTGTACAAGGTAACGATGTACGAGACGTGCCAAGAAGTGATCTTGCATCAAACGGTTGTTATCAAAGCTGAGGTAGGAATAGTTTGCTTTCTTTTCATCAGCGCTCAGATTAAACTTGAATAGGTTGTGAAATTCATTCTCGATTCCTGAGACGCTTCTCACAGTCTCGCGGACAAAGTTAGCGATAGGAGTATCACCATAGGAGTTCAGCATCTCGATAAAGTTAACGTCTGTAGTCTTGTTTAGAGTACGGAAGATGTGCCCTTTAGTCTCAGAGTCCAACTCATTATATATCGCAAAGGATAGTTCGATATCCAGAAACGTATTCTGCTCTTCGATAGGTAGGTCAGAGAAAAAAGAACCTTTCACCTTGAATCTATTGTTTAGGTAGTCCCACAAATTTCGCTTGCGGTGACCTCCATCGATGGACTCAAAATCGTGCTTTACGGTACTTGCGATAGCACGTCGAGCTTTTCGATTAAGCTTCATAACGGTTATCTTACCGATATCATAGCCATCGATAAGGGTTTCGATGATACCAATACCCTTCTCATTATTCTTAGAAAAGACTGGAAGTCGTTGACCGACTGGTTGACAGTCGATAGACCAGTACATAGTGTCTTTGAACTTGCGGATTGTTACGGATGTGTTTTCATATAAAGATGTAGCCATTGTATTGCCCTCCTAGGGACTTAGTTGATGGGCACGGACAAAAGCGTACTGACCCAATTCATTATGAATGATATCACTATTTGATATCACCTGTCAAGTGTTTTGCTCAATTATTTCCTTAATTTGTTTCTTGTTTAACTTCTTAAACTTACGTCCTTTAGTAGACCAAGATTTCTTAGGCGTATTAAAGAGTTGGAAAACTCCAGTACGACGTGGTACGTAACCGACAAGATCTGTACCTTTACTCACGTAGATGTGGTTGGTGATATTTTCCTCACCCCAATCGGTTATCTCTTCGCGCCACAGGAAGTGACACGCTTCTTCAAGACTTATGATATTCATATTAAAACTCCATCGCAAGTTGTTGACCAGCAGAAATGTTGACGACCTTCATCATCTGCATCATGTTGCTGTTAAGATAGTGACGGTCCATTGGATTAGGACCAGTCGCAATGCTGTAGTAGTCAGCGTTACGTAGTGGATCACCCGTAGGCAAGTCACGGTGAACAAACATGACCTCACCTTCTTGAACACCTTTACCATTTGTAAACTGAATAATCTCACCTACTTCAGCGTAGTCAGAACGATTAGTGAACTCACGCGCACTAGAAACATACAGCGCAGCCGGGTTTGGATAAGACTCCATATGATCATATGCGTCTTGGCGAGTTTCGAACGGACCTGCCGCTCTCATGTTTTTGTAGTTCTTCATAACGTAGTACATAATCAACTCTCTCTATCAATTCAATGTAAGCATTATACCACATGTTTTTGCAACATGTCAAGGCATTATGCTAAATTAATTTACCAAACTTCATCGCCAGTGGTGCGGAATCGCAAAAGGGGGCGTAACTCTTGACCCAACTCACGAGTAGTCATGTTGTCTGCCTGACACAAACAAGTTTGGCTGCTGTGGAAGTCACGGAAAAACTGTTCATCGAGATCAGACTCGACGCAATCTTCAAGACTCCAGTCTGCGAACAAATCGTCTAGTATCATCTGGTTCTCTTCGCTCATGTATCGTGTGGGAGAGTTGTATTGCAGTTCCATCTCTATTTCCTTATTAACTCGACTTTATGTAGCTATTATACCAAATCTTAAAAGAAAGTCAACACTTAAGCGTGACTAATTTTAGGTAATAAGTCACACTATCTCCTCATTGACGCAAGGTCTTTCATCTGCTGTTCATCAATCACGGGGATTGCATTGGACTTGTGCATAGTTCCGATACCCTTGACTAGGGTTCCGGTGTAGTTCATTATTTCTTTTTTTTCGGTACTGAAAGTACCCGAATCGTGAGATTTATAAACTGGAGTCTCCCTTCGATAAGGTTCACTCTTTACTTCCATAGGCTGGAATGTGGGGGTAGGTTTCTTCTTGGTAGACCAAGCATTGTACGTCTTTTTTCTACCAGTGGTAGTGTGTCGCATTGAACCGTGTATCATAATAACTCTCAAGTTGTTTCATAAAATATACAATGTGTATTATACGACACATTCTAGGGTGCTGTCAAGTGTACAATCCTTTTACATTCATCAAATCTTCGAATACTAGTAAGTACACCGAACAGGTCATCATCTGCCTTCTGGGCAAACCCTAACCAAAGTATCAATAAGATACGTAGTACCCAAACGCTTATCTCTCTAGGAACCACTCAGGAACCTCGCGGTTAGTCCACTTGGCAAAATACTTTTTCTCTTCACGATAATACTTGCGGTACCCTTCGGTAACGACAGTCTCCTTACAGTGGTCTGGCATACACTGAGGCATGACGGTCTCTGGTCCAACTTGGTTGATGTTACGGGGAGAGAACCAAAGAAGTCCAGATAGTTTTTCATAGGTTGCATGGACTCGGCCATATCGGTGAGTGTACTCTTTTGCACATGCGACAAAATGGTCGTACAACCATCGGTAATTCTTGTTGTTCTCACGACACCATATAGCAGATGGGTGGTTTTTGTGTGCAACTTTGTATAGCATATTCTCACGTGCTTCGCCATCGACTATATAATGGTCTACCATACGTTTTCCGGACTTGGAAGGTCGACGTTCGACAGACCCATCAAGAACCCGATGCGCAGTCGAGAGTAGCTGACCGTACTCGGTAACCATCTTGACTACATGCTTGTCACACATCATCTGTGCAGATATCACTGGATCATCATCTAATCTAAAAATATTCATGTACTATATCCCCCATTTGGTTAGGATATTGTACAGTATAAATTAGGTTCTGTCAACCCCCCCTTGAAGATTTTTTTAACGTAGATGCAAATTTTGCCTATATGCGAACTTATTTAGTATAAATAAACGTATGAAAGAATTATTTGATTTTGGTTTCACCGCAGTAGATGAGTCAGAACTCGAAGCGTTTCAAGCGTTAGAGACCGTATCTGATGCTGTTGATGAAGCTCAAACCCGTCTCGATAATCTATACAATGCGATTCAACCGCTCTTGACTAACCTCAAAGCGAATCCTGAAAAGGAATATATACTATGGCCAAATCGTTTAGATAAGATCGAGGAATTCGAAACACACATTCAAAACATCTATAAGGGATCCTAACCAATGTTTTTTACTACAAAAGGCGAGTCCATCTTGACCGATGGATCAAAACATAAACAAGTCCGTGGAACATTCAAAGAATGGATGGCTACGACAATGAATTCATATTTAAACGAAATTACCGTTAGAAACGGTAAGTATTTACGTCACTCATCTACAGAAATTAATATGTCTGAGGAGATGTTGTCACGTGGGGCGATGTTCGCAAACGCATTGACATCTCAAGGATATAAGAACATCTTATTTGTTGGTCATTTTAATGACGGACAGACTCACTGGATGTTAGATAAGTTTGCTGGACGAATGATTGATTTACTTCCACCAGAACGTGAATCATCACACTCATTCCCAGACATGAATATTGTCATTCAGGCAATTCCATTAGTAATGAGTATGTATGGATATGAAGTAGACTTCACAGTCGCACGACCACCAGAGTCAAAGCACAAAGGTGCTATGTGCGGATTATACGATGCGTTTGGGGTAGTAAATAATTCTCTAGAATGTACACAACAATACAAGCACGGACAAACCGCTTGGACTCTAAATGGTGAACACGAGAAATTCGACGCAGTCGTATTCCTTGGTGTGCCTATGCAAGATCAAGACATTGGGTTCGAAGAAGATCAAGTCCGTGAGATATTTGCACCTATGTGCACCCCAGAATTTGATATGGTTGACATTTACTACGGTGCACCTTCCGCAGTTAAATGGTTTAATGGTGAAGAAAAAGACAGCAAGACAATGGTCGACACTGCGTTTGCTCTACGTTCAACGTGGGATAACCAAATGTCATCAGGCCGCCCGGAAGAATGCGACATCATGCACAGAATGATTAAAGTATTCTAAGGAACTTACCCGACAGTAAGAAACGAAGAAGGGACCTTTCGGTCCCTTTTTTTTATATCCAGTAAAGTATCAATCCGAAGATTGCACACCATATTAACACGTTGGGTCTATACCCCCATACGATTTTAAAATCAATTGCAGTGTCTTTAGCGAATTCTTTTGTGGAGTTCCACGCCTGTTTGAACAATGGTATCATTATTAACCTCTACTTTAGCATTCGTAGGTAAACTCAGTTTTATATCTGCGTGAACATGATGAATGACAAATTGAATATCACTGAATTCTCTGAAGAATCCAGACCAAATAGGACGCCAGTTACTTGCCATGCGGTGTACGTTCAGCGCACTTCTATTGGCGTTTAAAAAAGAGTCGGTAAAACTATCTAAGTTCATGTCGAACATTGCGTCAAATCCATACAGGTGTACTTCTTTAGCTCGCATAACACGACACGCATAGTCTACTGCCATATGTCCACATGAATAGTTTGTCGCTGCCTCAGATAACTTATGGCCAGGCAACTGTGCATATGGGGGTATGTGGGTATGAAATCCTCTAATGTTTGGTGAGTACTTCAAGTAAAAGGTTGGATTGACTTCCATCCATCGACGTGGTCGAGTACCTAGAATCCAATCATACTCATTTAGTTTTACTTTACCCTTCTCTAACGCCTCCATCATTTTAAAGTCGACCATACAGGAAGCATAAACTTCTCGTTTAGTAAGAGATATAGGAGGCATGTTGCAAACTAACAACTCCCCTTCGGTACCTCTTTGGAATAGACTAGCGCTATTACCATTTCCTAATATGTTAGCTCTTTTCATTTTGGTTCTCTGTGATATGTTCCATATACACAGTGTACTAGTTCATGACCCCATGTCATGGTATGGTCGTCATCGACACCATTTGGAACCACGACATGAATCTCACAACGAGACATCTGGCTTGTTTTTTTAGTTAGAAACCATAAGGACAGACCTTCTACAGGTTGACCATGACCACTTTTATCTTTTACTGCATTGTTTAATTCTGTACTAGTTTCATATGTATAAACAGTAATAGGAAACTGTACATTACTGTAGTCGTGTGTCCCTTCTATTTTTTTAGATGGAGACGGTTCGCATGATACTAATAATAGTACCATAAAACCGATTATGATTTTAGCTAGGGTATCTCGTAGCATGACCTTCCTCCGTTAGTAAAGTATTTATACATTTCCACTCATTGTAACCAGTTTCAATGAATACTTCTGCGAGGATACGACCATACTTACCTTCTTTGTGGGTAATGACCGTTACCTTGGTACCTACCGGAGCCATCTTATTGACATAATCTGTTGCTGCAAGACCCTTTTTCTTTTCATCAAGATCTCTAGTGCGTGACTCATAAGCATCAATACCAAAAAGGCGCAGGCGCTGGTTAGCGTAAATGAGACCAAAACCAAGGTCAATATCAACGTCGACGGTATCGCCGTCCACCCATCTACGTATTGTTGCTTCATAGTTATACATCACCCACCTTCTATCTAGGAATATTCTGCGCGACATCAAGAATGTCCTGATGTTCCGCAATCTCTTTCATTTCAGAAACAAGCGACTCCATGACATCGGGGTGTTCTCCGATACCAGCTGGATTGGTTAAATAAATCTCAACATTCGCTTTATGGTAAGCAATCTTACCCTGCACGTGTGCGATGGTCGCATCAATCATTCTTTCTCGTAAATTCATCCTTTAGTTCCTACTCTTGCCTTTTCTACTGCACGAGAACCAAACCAGAATGCCATTATGGCTGCAAAGATTGCTTTGGTATCATCGTCCCACAATGTATTTAATGCCTCTGATAGAGGTGTACCATTACTTAGTGCATCCTGTAATAGAGAAAACTCTATCATCGCAAACAGGAAAAAGAAGCAATAGGTAATCACGGGCCTCACAGACTTTTGTAGTCCGGATATGAACCCTGTCCCTTGTGCTATTGTTGTATCATGTTCCAGTAGTGCCTTCTGTTCTTCATGAAGACCCATTTCCTGAAACCGTTTTATTTCATGGTCATAACCCGCCGAAGTGAGTTCTGCCATCTTTTCCATTTTCTTTAGTTCGAATTCTTGATTACGTTTGGACTGAAAGTGATCAGTGATTGCCGGTACAACCGAACTACCAAACCCTAGAAGCGAACCTAATATCCCACTCAACATATCTCATCCTCCAAAAAAAAGACGGGAAAGTTTCCTGTCCCGTCTTTATATATCATTAAACTAAGTGCGTATTACAAGCTTGCAATAAACTCATTAACCTCGTCAATCTGATCAGGTTTCAAAAACTGCTTGTGTACGCCGACAGAATCTAGAAGACCTTCGACTACCCCGTCACGTAGACTACGGACTTGAGACTCTTCTACCACCTGATCAATACAATCTAGATTAATGTGTCTTTTTGCTTCTCCGAAAGAACTAAATTCTGGATTATCTTGGCGAGGCAATAGGTGATTTACTACACTAGTTAAAACACGATGTGGTGATTTAACTAGTTCTTCATATGAAAATTTCATATCGTATGTGAACTTAGATGCGTCTTCTTCAAAAGCAGTGATTAGTTCGAAGCCCAATGGACTATCACGGAACTCTTCCCATGATGATTCTGGTTCCCAAGTTTTCCACAAAGATACTAGAACGTCTTTATAGTCACGAGTAATCTTCAACAACTGATTAGTTGCGACTCCACCTGACTCTTGACCTTCCATGATTGTTTCTGTAGTTGATGTATCTCCGATGACTTGATGTCCTAGAGAAGTTGCAACTAAAGGCTTGTAGATTTTTTCGAACGCGAAGTTCGATATGTAAAGATTTGATTCGCTGGTCTTCATCTTTTGTTCGAAACGAACGTACATACCGTACATGTTTTGAACGAAGTCGTGACCAGATGCAGCACTACCAACCATGAAGTGGTCGTTTAGTGTTACAATGCTGTGAGTTGTAGGCATTTTTAGTTCCTCATTGGATTCTTTTAAGTAATCTTATGCCGCACGTGCGAAATGGAACTCGCTGGACTGGCCAGTCAATTACGGAATAAGTCCTATTATTTATAAAAACAGACTCTCTAAAAATCAGTTTTATTTAAATTATTTTTGTTGTTGCCACATTGTCCATAGGCCGTACAAAACACCAGCGTATGCACCTAGAGTAATGATTGAATCAAATAAAATATAACTGGCACAAAGTGCAATGATAATCACACCGTCGTACGTGGTTCTTTCGCCTAATCGCGCTTGCAACCAAGTCTTTGCCATCATTACATAAAAAGATAGTTTTGAGAAATTGAACATAGTTAGTCCCTATAATCGTTAAGTGTAAAATTAGTTCCGTGCATCTTCATAAGATCACGTTCGTGGTTTGTATATACTAATACTTCAGGATCATCTACCAAAAAGTCACAGCTCTTACAGAAATCTGGGTAGTCTTCGGTACGGTGTTGCTCACGTAAAGTCTCATACTCTTCGCCAAAGAATATATCTAGTATGTTGTTCTCTGAGGCGTGACCTAGTACTGCTTCTTCGTCACGTCCCAATACTTGACAACATGGGTGCACTGCACCCGTCTTCTTGTCTAGACCACCAGCACGTATCACTACGTCTGGAGAGAACGGTCGTCCACAAGTCTTTTTCTTACCTTCACGTACACCAGATTCGGTGATGTCTTGAACACCGGACCAGTTGTGCATTTTCCATATTTCAGTCTTGACGCCTAACTCATCAACCAATGTCTTATACTTGTCTAGTTCTTGGTCGATATTGTCGTTGTCTGTTATTAGGTGATAGGTTGATATCACGCATTCTGAACCAGACTCTTTTACATACGCAACCATCTCTTCGATGTTACGTCTAATCTGTGCGTAGTGTCCACCCACAGCGTTGTACATCCATTTGGAGTAGTCTTGTTCATCTGAACCAATGAATGAGAATCGATAGAAGTCCAGGCCAGCATCGACACAGTCGCGCATGTATTTACCCTGCATCTTGAATCCATTAGAGAAGATAAAACATTTTGCTCCATACTTTTTTACTACCTTAATATACTCAGGTAGGTTTTTTGCCATTGTTGCCTCACCTGATCCATCTAGGTTGACAACGTTCAATCCGTACTGAGCACAGTCCGCAACGTATCCTTCGAACTCGTCGAGTTTCATGATACGCCGAAACCCTTTATGTCGCCCACCTTCTCGTAAGTCTTGTGGACACATGGAACACGAGTAGTTACATCCCCCCGCTACCTCAATTACAGCACGGTCAATTTGAAATGTTTCTCTAGTCATTTCCATAATAAGTCTTCATCCTCTCTTCATACTCTACTGATTTTCGTTTAGTTTGATGTAGCAATTCTTCTATATTTTCTATCCACCACCAGACTCCCATTTCTTCTTTTGATACTTCTGGATTGAGTCTTAACGCATTAGGTGTATGGTATTTAGTCACGCCTTCACCACTGATTACTGCAAGTGGTCGGGCAAAGTTCTTCGCGACATAATGCCAAATACCGTCGTAACAAATCACCATCCGTGATGTGGATATGAGATGCATTGCCTCAGACGCAGGCGTACGATATGATAACTCGTGCATGTTGAACCCAAGGCTTCTGAAGTGGTTGATTAAATGGTCCCAGTCAGAGTTGTCAAAGATTCGTTTCCACGTCCTAGGTTTCTCTGCATTCCATGTAGGACGCCAGAATACAATTCGCTCTGGGTCATAGTCTTGAAATGCATTCTGTCGGAATATCCAATCATTACATGGAGCATCCGCACCAACATTGTCATTATAGTATCCCGACTGAAACCAGAACCTATTTTTCTGTCCATGTGCATTTATTGCAGCAATTCTTTTCTCACCGTTTGATTCTAAAACAACATCATCATTAAATTTCCAGTTCTTGTATCGACCTTGAGCATTGAAGATGTGATGCACCTCCACGCGTTCCTGTTGATGATAGAAGTTATGGATGTAGTCGCATCGTTCTATAATAGTTTCAGGATCTTCGAAGTGGTGTAGATAGTCTGGTCCGTGCTCCCAGTGAATCTCCAGATTTATTTTACTGATATCGTGGTCGGCTGCATATCTGTGACACGAATTCAATGCCCACATAAAATCACCGACGCCTGGAGTACCGCGCCAGGTCACGAGTTCAGAGGGTTTCATCAACTAGTCTTAATACTTTTTACTTTACGTGCAGAACCCGTAGATGTGTACAGACCGAACCATGCAGCACCCGCACCGACTACGACGGAGATCAGACCCGCCTGTGATGCATTTGGTTCAGGTATCGTCATGAACCATTGAGTGACTTCGATGAGTAGGTACAGATAGGTACCAATGAATGCTCGCGGGAAAAGTCGATACGCATCGATTACATCCGCGAACTGTAACAAACCTTCAAACTTACTTGCCGTGACTTCTTTGTTCGACGTATCGAATTCTACTTCAAGTTCAATCTTCTGTTTGAATGGTTTTGCCTCTGGAGTTGGTGTGACTACTGGTTGTTCTGAAAACATGTTAATTACCTAAATCTTTTTTGTAACCATTTAAATATTGCATATATGGTCAATCCATAAAATGCTAATACGCTCATTGGTAATGCTATATATGCAAGTTCCCACGGCGATAGAAATAGAACCTGCCATGTAAATTCGGCAACCGCCTGTGCATCACTTTGTCGTGCGACTGTGTTATTTACGGAATCCCATGCTAACTGGTTTTCATCTACTAAACTTTCCCATGTTTCCATAGGAATGCATACAAGGTCGGGTGGACATATGTCGTCCTCATATACTGTTCCAATAGGGTTACCATATATGTCTAGGTCTGCCATCACTTCACCTTGAAATCTTGCGGGTCACCATTTATTATATCTTTTGCCTTGTGTTCCCAAATATTAGGAAATAGGCCATGAACTATGCAAACGAACGCAAGTGACCACGCTCTGTACAAATGTTCAAAATAATTCAGACCTATCTCCCGTAGATGTCCCATATCAGAACACTTTCACTTCGTACTTTTGCTCCCATAATTGGGCGTCTAGTTCGTCATTAACCATTGGCCGCCCTCTTATGTTGAGGCTGGTATTTAGTAACATCGGAACACCAGTTCTATCATGGTATTCTTCAATTACCTTTCGAAAGATTGATTCGCAATCCTTCTTCACGATTTGAACACGTGCAGTTCCATCTACGTGTGTTACTGGAGCATAGTCATGCTTTGCCCATGAGGTGAACTGCATATGTTCATTCATTGGTCCGTCGAAGTATTCCTCCGCATATTCCTCTAGGATAGCAGGTGCGAACGGACGATACTTCTGTCGTCTTTTAATTGTGTTAACAGTGTCTTGTACGTCGTATCTTACATCAGCAATAAGGGAGCGGTTGCCAAGAGCACGAGGACCGAACTCAGCCCTTCCACTAGCAATTCCACAATAGCGATGTTCAAGTAAATGATCGACGATACTGCTAGGATTAACATCCCTTTCGATATTATGCCCCGCATAAGGACTCCATATTAATTTGTCTTTTCCGGTTGCCTTTGCCCATGATCGGGCTGCTGTCCCCAAACCAGACCCCGCGTCGGTCGGAGATACTGCAATATGTACCTCATCAAACAGTTCAAACAATCTGGAGTTGATCACAACGTTTTGTGCACACCCGCCAGAATAACATAACTTATTACCGTATTTAGACGCTTCGCGCATTATACCCATGATCGCATAATCAGCAAAGTCTTGGGTTGCTCGTGCAGCGACTTTATCTTCTACAGATAGAATACGTCGTTTGAATTCTCGCCGGAACTTTTTACGATCTTGTTCACGTTTAGATTCTGGGGCGCCTACTGCAATACCTAGAGAAACTTCCGGAGCGATGTCAGACAGGTTTTCGTACCATCGAATCAACCAATCGGTGATTGCGCTTGACTTAGGACACGTTTCATGGTACGCAGACAACCCCATTACCACGTACTCATCTTCGAGTGGACGTAGACCTAGGAACTTAGTTGTGAGGGTATAGACTAGACCTACCGACTTAGGGTAGTGCCATTCTTTGATTAGATTGAACTTGTGATCCATGATGCAGGCGGTCTGCAACTCACCAACACCATCGATAGAGACTAGGACAGTATCTTCAGATGAATCCCACGGACGCGTGTAGAACGCAGAGGCGCAGTGTGACTCGTGGTGTAGATGGTGTGCGTCGTAGACTGACGCTTCTGGATAAGGAAACTTCTCGAATGCCTCAGATTTTTGAATCATCTCTGTCGTTCTACCCGTTGCATCAACACCCCCTCGCATATCAAACTTGATACCGTGGTCTTCATAAAAAGACACATGATCATCATCATTTATCATGTCCCAGAGTACATCGGGAATATTCGGGTCGTTTTTCTTTTTGGAGTAACGTTCGCCATGAGTCGCGAACTCTACTGTACCATCTTCATTGATGATAGCAAATCCTGAGTCGTGATAAAATTCGCTGTAACCTACATATCTCATCATTCACCTGTATTATCAGATTAAATAGTTATTTATATAAAAAAAAGGGGGACCGAAGTCCCCCGACATGCTACCTTGAGCGGGATTAAATTCCTGTTACGTACTCGTATATATCTTTCCAGTTACGCATACGCGGGAAGTCACAATCGGTGTTATAGTCGTGTTCCATCACAAGTGACTCAAGACCAACCTTTGCACCAGCGATAGCGTTCTCTACTTTATCTTCTACCCAGATACATCCAGTATCGTGATAGAATTCTAGCTCTTCGTCTTTGTCTGCGCCTGTATCGAGATAGACGTACTTCTCAAACACAGTCGGACCAAACATCTCACATAGATTCTTGGTACGTAGGTGTTGTGCGTATTCATCGTTACTTAAAGAAGTGATTGCGTGAAATACGTATCCTTGTTCTTCATGTAACTTTCGAACGTACTTGATGGCATCTCGCAATGGAGGCAGTTTACGAATAGTTGCACTCTCATTGAACATGCGACAGAGTCGTCGCTTCTCATTACGTTCTAGACCGTACATGACACCTACGTCGTATACGTCTGGATTCTTCATGATGTACCCGTGGCGTTTCATCCACTGCTTAAACCCGTACATCCAGTCTAGTAGAACACCATCACAATCTACTAGTATGACTTTATCTCTCATCACCCCTCCGTTAGAAACTGGACATCTCCAGTTCCACCTTGCCTAATATCATTTAAAATCTCAAACACTTGACCTGAAGTAAACCCATAATCAGCAAGGGCGACTTGAATACCTCCCCAATCTGGATTGCCAGAAGGGTGTTGATAGATGTAATGATAAACTAAATCTTCTACTAACTGTTTACTTGCTCGCATAAAAAAACCTCCCACATTGAATAGATAGTATAACAATATATGAGAGGTCTGTCAATACTTATTTTGAAAATATTTACGGAAATAGTGCTCTTGTGAATTTGGAAGTCTTATAACGATTGTCATTCCAATGCTTTACCATATCGACTTTCCACTCACCACCAGTGTAGTGACAGAACTTTGCGTTATCAAAGAACTCTTGTTCGGTCTCATAGTGAGGAGAATCATTCCAAGTGGTGTCGATAGTCTCTACATCAAACTCATGTTTCATCAACTGTGCAGAGATGTAAGGCTGATCGTTCATGATAGACATATGGAAGTCACCAGTGTAGCACCAGTCTTCCCACGCTATGAACAGTTCACGTGCACGTAGACGCGCCTCCTTGGACCACAGGACCACCCCTGTATTCATAATGGTTAGTTTAGATGGTCGGTTAGGTGGCATTACAGGGACAATGGGACAGTCATGCATCTCGAACTTGCGACAGAAATCTCGATAGTTATCGTCTTTGTAATCCCATGAATTGTACCCACCACCATTGGCGGTAACGAAGTCTGACTCTAGGACACCGTAGACTTCGGCACCAGACTCCATCTGATCAAATATATTTTCTTCAGTGTTGACTACAATGTCTGTGTCAACGAATAATAGGTTGTCGTATTGATCGAACATAGGATCTAGCCATACACGTGCGCATTCATGCAGCAACGATGTAGAACAACCATGACCTTTGGTTGCAACTCGTTCATCTGAGTAAACGTGTTCTGCACCAATCTTCTTTGCGTATTGTTCGAATGATGTACGGGATATATCCGCAACTTCTTTATAGAGGGAAGAACGCGAACCGTCCCAGCCCGGAATATCACCGCGAGCATCTACTGCGTCACTCACGATCATATATTGAAAAATCACATTAGACATTCTCTAACCTTGTCATCAAGCGTTCTGCTCGATTTGTCACTTGTCGATACCATTTCGAATCACGGCCTTCAACTGCCGCGTTCACCCAATCCTCATTTTGTAAATGAAGATACATGTTCTTGAACTTACTTAGTCTTGGTCTACCTAGGTTAAACATCATGTTAACCAAGATTTGCTGTACCTCATCTGGCCAACAGTGGAACCCGTCTCCGTATAGTACAGCACATTCGTAGATTGCGACGTTGAGGTCGTGGTCGAATGCCTCGCTAACTCTTTCGGGGGAAATTTTCGTTCCGACTGAAGCGCCGTACTCGCCGTCACTTTCCTTGATGAGATGCCCAACACCGAACGTGGGATAGTTGAGATGGTCGAGGTAAATCTCATAGACGACTCCTTCGTCAATCTTTAATTGTTCGAATACTGCTTCTCTGTTCATGATCG